GGGTTGGGGGATACGATCCAGAAGGTAACGAAGGCCACGGGGATTGAACTTGCCACCAAGTTTTTAATGGGCGAAGATTGCGGTTGCGATGCCCGTAAACACAAATTGAACAAACTATTTCCAAATCGGAAACCATTGTGCATGACGGAAGGCGAATACGATTGGTGGACACATTTCAAATCGGTAAATTCCCAAACCTTATCACCAATGGAAGCCACGAAGGTTGCCGAAATTTGGTCAAGGGTATTCCAATCCAAAAGAATTTACAAGCCGTGTACTTGCAATCCAAAGGCATGGCAAACCATGATAAATGAGTTAACCCAGGTTTATGAAACTTACGAGAAACCTTTGTGATTGTTGCGATAACAATAAAGAATCAACCAAAGAATTAATCAACGAAACGGGGCCAATGATTGAACCCAATCAAATTTATATGTGTACAAAATGCAGAATACAATTTCAAGACCGAGCAAAATGGGGGCCATGGCTGACCGCAGTAAAACAACTGCAAAGCAATACGCTGTAATGATTTTACGCGATGATTACCATTACACATTCCGAGCAATTGGCGAACGGATGGGGGTATCGGAATCGGTGGCGTTTAGGTTATACGAAAAGGGAATAAACAATGAAAAAACATACAAAAATTTATTTGAATTATTTTGGGTATGATACAACCGATTTTATCCCGTGCGAAGTTTGTGAAAGCCAGGCCGTTGACATCCACCACATTGAATGCCGTGGCATGGGTGGAAGCAAGGAAGCCGATAAAATTGAAAACCTACAAGCCCTTTGCAGAAAATGCCACATCCAATTTGGGGATCAAAAACAACACAAAGATTTTTTAATTATCACACACCAAATAAAAATGAACAAATGATACAAATTGTTAAAACAAAAGACATTATTGCCAATGAGAATAATCCCAGGGTGATAAAAGATGACAAATTCCGTAAATTGGTACAATCAATTAAGGACTTCCCACAAATGTTGAACCTCCGCCCGATAGTCGTGAATGATGAAATGGTAGTTCTTGGCGGCAATATGCGTTTACGGGCCGTGCAAGAAGTTGGGTTGAAGGAAGTAGCCATCATTAAGGCATCCGACCTAACCGAAGAACAACAAAAAGAGTTCATCATTAAAGACAATGTGGGCTTCGGAGAATGGGATTGGGATGTGTTGGCTAATGAATGGGAACCAGAATTGTTGAGTGAATGGGGGTTGGATGTTTGGCAACCATCGGATGTAAGTTTGGATGATTTTTTCAGCCAAGACAATTCAAAAGAAGAAGATGACAAACCAACTGCAAACACAATTACATTAGAATATACCGAGGAGGATTATGACAAAGTAATTGAAGCGTTTAATAAATTAGGTGGCAGTAAAGAAAAAATTGTTTTTGAACTGTTGAATTGCAAATAATATGAAAAAACAAGTAATCGCACAACTAACAATTGATGGCTTCCACAATTACCCCAATGCTCCCAAGAAAGTTAATTTTTTACAATTCCCACACCGCCATCAATTTGTAATTAAAGTTGGATATGAGGTGGAAGACCTTAATCGGGAAAAGGAAATTTTTATCGCCAGGGATGAAATTGAAAACTACATCAATGAAGCATACGGATTACCCGCTCAATTTGGTGCCATGTCATGTGAAATGATAGCCAATGAGTTATTGGAGTTCGGAATGGAAGATGGTGTGAAATGGGTTGAAGTATGGGAAGAACAAACGGGAGGTGCAAGAATTGAAATATGATAGTAGAAAATCAATCAAACATTAAAGTACATTTAGCAACCACCGAAATAATATCACAAGGCATTGCTGCAATTGCTGGGAGATCCAATTATGGGCTTGGAACTGCGTTCCCATTTGTTTATGAACTTTTTAACAAAGGAAAGATAAACGATAAAAAAACAATAGCCAGGATGGCAAAAAATTTCAATCACTACATTTTGGATAGTGGTTTGTTTACACTTATGTTTGGTGCATTAAAAGGAAAAAAAGATGAAGCGTATTTGAATAAGTGGTACGAGTGTTTAACTGATTTTGTATTGTGGGAAGAATACAAAGGCACAATGGTTGAGGTGGATTGCCAAAAAGTGTTAGGAGTTGAAAAAGCATGGGAGTACAGAATAAAAATGCGGGAGAAAGTACCGAACAGAATAATAAATGTTTTTCATATTGAAGATGGACAAAAAGGGTTGGAACGATTAATTGAATTTTCTGATTACATTGCTATATCGGTTCCCGAATTAAGATTTTGCGGTAAAAAGAATTATTTGAACCAGGTGGCAAACTTTATTAAATCAAAAAAACCAAGTATTGATATTCATTTGCTTGGTTGCACAGAAAGGCAAAAATTAAAAGAATTGTCATTTTGTTCAAGTTCGGATAGTAGTTCCTGGATTAGCGGGATCAGATATGGTCAAATAGAAACATTAATTGGTAAAAATCATATTAATAACATTAAAGAAGAAATTGTAACCAATAGAACAAACAAATGGTTGGCGGTTAGAGAAGAAAAATTTGCTGATTTCCCAATGCCAAAAACCAAAGAACGCAATGGCATTTTAACTTTTGCTGCCGAAGAAAGTTTGAAAATATATAACAAATACGCTGGTAATCAAGATTAACATGAAAATACAAAAGAAATATCATTTTTATGCCGCACACCGCAATAAGTCAGCGGGAGAGAAATGCGGAAGAATCCACGGACATACATACGATGTGGTATGTGATTTTGAGTTTAATGAAATAAAAGACGGAATAACAATGTTGTTTTCCGATATTGATGCAAAGGTTGAACCCATTATTAAAAGTCATGACCATTATTTTTTACTGCATGACCAAGATCCATTGTGTATTCTATTGGATGCTGTGAACGAGCCATATATTAAACTACCATTTGAAACAAGTGCTGAACACATGGCGGTGTGGTTGTTTAATCGTATTAAGAACGAAGGAGAAATGCCAATTGTAAAAATCCAAATAGGAGAAACCAAAACAAGTACAGTTATTTATGAGCCATAAAACATTACCAATCGCAGAAGTATTTTATTCAATTCAAGGTGAAGGAATCACCACGGGGTATCCATCCGTATTTGTTAGGTTGTCGGGATGCAATTTAATGTGTGGTGGAAACGGAACACAATTTGATGGAGAATTGCACGATGGTGCAACCTGGCGTTGTGATACAATTGAAGTGTGGATGAAAGGAACAATGAAACCATTTGACCAAGTGTTTGATCAAGAATGCAAACAAGCAATCATCAATGGATCAAATCTAATTTTAACGGGTGGTGAACCATTAATGAACCAACAAAAATTGGTGGAGTTTATTCAATATGTGCGTGAAGCATTGAATGAAAATTGTTATGTAGAAGTAGAAACAAACGGAACAATTGAACCCAATGACGAAATGAAACAATTGGTTAACCAATGGAATTGTTCGCCTAAATTAGAAAATTCGGGCAACGATAAAGCCATCAGATATAAACCACAAGTATTAGAAGCATTTAACCAATTGAATACACAATTCAAATTTGTATTGTCATCATGGGAAGATTACACCGAACTGCAAAAGGATTATTCATTTATTGACCATAACAAAATTTGGTTAATGCCATCGGGAGAACACCAAGAGTTATTAAACATTAGTAAACCTATCGTTGCAGAGATTGCCAAAAAACATTATCACAAATTTACAAACAGATTACACATCGAAATATGGAACAAAAAAACAGGAGTATAACCTGGGCCGACATTAAGGCACGGGTTGAAAAATTAGACAAGACCAAAAAGTATTACGGAGTACCAAGAGGTGGGCAATACATTGCCGCATTATTAAACCCCGTTGACACTCCCGAAGAAGCCGATTACATTATTGACGATTTGGTGGATTCGGGTGCAACAAAAGACAAGTGGTTAACCATGTACCCAGACAAGCCATTTATTGGATTATTTCAAAAAAGTGAATTTGATTGTTGGTTGGAATTCCCCTGGGAGAAGAAAGGGGAAATTGAGATTGAAGAAAATGTATTACGCATTTTGGAATACTTTGACGATCCAACTCGTGAAGGGTTAAAAGAAACCCCAAAGAGATATATCAAATTTTTGAAAGAGTTTTTATCACCACCCGATTTCAACTTCACAACCTTTGATGCAGAAGGTACGGATGAAATGATTGTTCAAAAGAATATCCCATTTCATTCACTATGCGAACACCATCTTGCACCATTCTTTGGGGTGGCACATTTAGCATACATCCCAAATGGTAAAATTGTAGGCCTTTCAAAATTGGCAAGATGCGTTGAAATGTATTCCAGGAATTTTCAAAACCAAGAACGCATCACAACACAAATTGCGGAGAAACTTATGAAGGAATTGGATGCCAAAGGGGTTGCAGTTGTATTGGAAGCCCAACATATGTGTATGAGTATGCGTGGAGTAAGGAAGCAAAATGTACCTACAATCACTTCAAAGATGGTAGGGATCTTCAAGGATGATTTGAACTGCCGACAAGAATTTTTAAGATTTATTGAAAAATAATTTGGTATTGCAAATATAAAATGTATCTTCGCCATATGAATATGACAAATAACATCACAATCAACGGCGTTGAAGGATCAATCGCCTACTGCGAAGCAAAAGGATTTTCAAAGATTTTCATGGCATACGCCAACGAGTGTCAACATGAAGACATTATGGAAATTGGATTTAATCCCAATTCTGGCTATGTTTACATAGCCCTTGAAAATGGAATCTCAATTTGTTCTTGCATGGGGCATCAAGTTGACTTTTTGGTCACAAATTTTTACAATGGCGAAGAAACATTTTACGACACTTACAAAGAAGCATTAGAACATGAAAGCGTGGAGGAAGATTGAACGAACATTACCACAAGAAGAAACCCCCGTATTGGTTAAGACCGTGCGGGGTTTTCCCTATGTGGCGGTTTACTACGATGAACAATGGCATTGTTATCACACGGATCAAAGATTACATGTGGTTTACTGGATGCCAATACCCCTAACCCCCGATGAATAATGGCATATAAGACAAACGAATTGGAACGGCTATCATTGGAAGCCATAGAAAAATACAAGTTGTTTTTTATTGAGGATGTAGTCGCTTATTTGCCGTGCGATAAAAGCACATTTTACGCCCATAAACTCCACGAATCCAACGCAATAAAAGAGGCATTGTTAACTGTGAAGACCAACATCAAAGTATCTATGCGATCCAAATGGTATTTGAGTGAGCAACCCACATTACAATTGGCGTTAATGAAATTGATAAGTAGCGAAGAAGAACTCCGCAAACTATCTATGAGCCACAATGTATTGGAGGAAAAAGAGAAACCAATTTTCAATGGTATTGATATAGATGTTGCAGAAAACAACGGCCCAGGTCAAGATTAGTCGGTTACGCAAACGGGTTAGAATTGTAAGGGGTGGAACAAGTAGTTCAAAAACCTTTTCAATTATCCCCTTGCTAATTGATTACGCGGTTAAAAACCCAAAGGTAGAAATCAGCATCGTATCGGAAACCATCCCCCACCTACGGAGGGGTGCTATTCGTGACTTCCTTAAAATCATGGAAATGGTCGGAATGTTTGATCCGTTGAAATGGAACAAATCTTCATGGACTTATTCATTCAGCAACGATAGTTACATTGAGTTCTTTTCAGCCGACCAACCCCAAAAATTAAGGGGTGCAAGGCGTGATGTGTTATTCGTAAACGAGTGCAACAACATTGATTGGGAATCGTATTACCAAATGGCAATCCGTACCCGTAAATTCATATACTTGGATTACAACCCCGTGGCGGAATTCTGGGTGGATAGTGAATTGGTAAACGATGCGGATGCGGAAATGATTGTACTAACCTACAAAGACAATGAAGCGTTGGACAAATCAATTGTCAACGAAATTGAAAAGGCACGGGATAGAGCGGAAACATCAAACTATTGGGCCAATTGGTGGCGGGTATATGGGCTTGGTGAGATTGGAAACCTACAAGGGGTTATCTTTTCAAATTGGCAAACCATCGACAAAATACCAGAGGATGCAAGGTTGGTTGGTTGTGGTGTGGATTTCGGTTATACAAACGATCCTACGGCGATTGTTGCCGTTTATGAATACAATGGTCAACGAATAGTTGATGAAGTCGCATACCGCACGGGAATGCTTAATTCGGACATTGCAAGGGCATTGCCCAACCATGTACCCGTTTATGCGGATTCAGCCGAACCAAAATCAATTGATGAGATACGGAGGTATGGAATAAGAATCAAGGGCGTAACCAAGGGCAAAGATTCAATTAACTACGGAATTCAAATCA